GTTCACTTGCCCGGAAATTAACCCGGTAAAGCACTGGAGCCTAAAAGATTCCAGTGCCAGGCAGAAACAAACTGCCTGAGAGATACGGATCCACGAGGGTCCGATACCTCAGCGGGGACCCACCTATCCCAGCAAGGGGTGGTGAGGCGCTTCTTAACGTACAAAGTTTTCCGTCGCCTGACGGAGACCTTGTATCCCCTGATGTAGCCGCCCAACAATGCGAGTAGCAACCCGCAGGGGTTGTAGTCCCGCATACGCTGGTGTTTGAAGGTCCAGCAATACCCGTCGGTGATGTAAAACCGATCGGGCTCCGCTTTCCACGCCACGTAGGCCTGGAGGCGGCCCTTAGCAGCCGTCACCTTTCGGGTACGGTATGCGTTCGGGACCCAGACGCCTGTGTCAAAGCCCTCATCCAGAGGAACCTCACTCTTACCGCGGAGAGATTCATATAGATAAGTAACAGTATGGTTTAAAGCCACACCGGTCCTTGCGGACCACAGGTTCAAACTGTTGATAGCTACATACGTGTCCTGCACGCTGTTGAGGCGTTTTATATAGACGCCCCTAACATTGACGCCGCGAAACCAATCGGCGCCGCAGGATTCACGAAACGGTCCCTCAACAAAGGACTTGGAGTGGTTCACGACAAAGCCGAGCATATTTAAAGCCCGGATTACATCGCGCGAGATCTCAGTGGGACATATGATGTCGTCCCCGAAGACCCCGAAAGTGTCACGGGTCAACCTAACCCCGTGCCACCGCGCCACAGCTCTAACAACTGAGGAGAATACAACCGTTTGCAATGGGAATGTATAACCGTTTCCCATCGTTGAGATCATATTCAACACAAGCTCACTACCTGTTGGTAGCTTCGTCCTGGGGCAACGAAAGATACAAAGTATATCCATCATCCCTTTCGGGAGTATGGTACAAAGCATCTTGAGACCCAGAGAGTCTGACGCGGATTCCAAGTCGATGGTCGATACACTGCCATCCACAGAACCGCGCTGAGCCAACCGGCGATTGAGATCTGGTTGTTTGGCCAGATCTATTCCAAAGAAAGACTTTAAACGTCTCTCCAGGATAGCACCGACACCGAGTTGCATCCACATATTGATGGACGGCTCGGTACAGATGCCTCGCGCGATAGTTGTCGTTTTATTAACGAAGCTATAGTTACTTGCTGCTACAACAGTTGTGCCGTAGATAGATGCTCGCCTGGCCTCGGCCAGGAAAAACCGATCATCCGCCGTAACACAACGCTCCCAAATTTCCGGGAGACCGCTTGTCGCAGAGAGAGGTCCGCTGAACATCTTCGTATAGAAGTCGGTACCTAGAGCCTTGATACTTGCTCCGGGACCAGCCCTACCGTCGAAAAAGCATGCACGAATATCCTCGATTAGAGGCGTGCAGCCATCAGTGTACCAAAAATTCTCAAGCTCTTGTTTAATGAGCCCAAGAACCTCTGCGTCTTTCGTAAACTCTAACTGGAGTTCCCATTCAGCGCAACGCTTGTTAACAGCTAAGAATTTATCCAAAGCTGAGGCGCAGGCTTGTGGTGCAGGAGAATCCCCCTCAACAAACTTCTTAAGGAGGCTTCCTAGGAGGCTATAACAACACACCTCCTCGACAGTAGAGTCTATAGACCATCCCGGCAAGCCGGTATCGATCTTGTAACCAAGGTCGGTCTGTAGTTTGGAGAAAAGAACATCAGCACTAAGGTGCATGGTGGTACTCCTATCTGGTTAAGTAAGGGGATTACTCCCCGCTCATACTTCCAAGGCGGATATTGCACCCGCCCGAGAAGAAAGAGTCCCGAACGCGACCCAGCACCGCAACATAAGGCACGCCGTCATCATCCTGGTGCTCGATACCAATCTCCCCCGTAGGGTAGACGGTAGCGATAACACGGAATGACGAAGACGCAACCCATGGTTGACGGCTGCGAAGATCGCAATTCAGGTTTCTTACAACATTCAGGTCTTCGGCGATAAACCGATCGACCTCAAATGTAAGCTCCATCATCCTCTCCTTAGAGGATGCCGGAGATCGCGAGATCTCCGAACCCAGCGGACTGCTGGTTAAGAGCGCCGATGTGAAGCGAGAATCCTGCCCGAACATTGGCAGGGTCAGCAACATCAGCACCTGCAGGAACGTCACACGTGGTGGTGAGATTCATCACTTTGATCGGTTGTCCGGCCAAAGGGGTGACACCTTTGCGCGTGATAAGTTTGTAGGTGTTCATCGGAACCAGATTAACAACTCCAGTGACCGGATTGGGGGACCCCAAAACTCGGAGATTCCCAGGACGGGTGAAGTTGCAGGTAAACGGCGAAGCCACAGAGTGGACTGTAACGCCGGTTTGTGTACCACCAAGTGCCGTGACGGCGACTTGTTTTCCCGGATTTCCCGGTGGGGCGACGTCGTTCGCGACAGTGTAGGTTGGGCTGGTCAGCCCAGTCTGTGCGCTGCCCGTGATCGGACTTGTAATACCGATACTCATATATATCACCTAAATGGAGGATGAAAAGAAAACCACTACCAACCTTTCGGCTTCTTCAGTCCTTTACGGACATCGTAACCTATAGGTCTCGAAGACCACGCGGATGCCCAAAGGGCGGCGATGTTAATGTCGCCCCTGATACCCGGTATCTTAAAGTGGAAGCGAGGGTACGGAATGCCAGAAGCGAATCTGGACTTATAAACCGTATTCAAGCGTAAGGGAGTGCAAGTGATCTGGGTGTGTAACCCAGACGGCAAGTTACCAGGGGCTACAGAGTAAACGATTTCGTTATCGTTTTTGACTCCGCAGTTGACCCAGGCGACGTCGCCGCTCGCCCACTGCATCCCATCGAGAACTTCGTTAACGTTTACGAAGTAGTCAATAAAGAACGACCACGGTATCGCTTCCCACACTGCAGGTATAACATCGCCCGGCGTAATACCGAACGAATCTGCAAAAGTGAGAAACTTATCCGGACGTGCTTTGATCATCGCCACATATTTAACCATGGACGATAACCTGTCAACCCTATTTAGCAATACATAGGCGTTGTAGTTACCCGGGTCGTGACAAATGGACGTTTCGTCCATCCCCACCCCGGTTATCCTCTTACCGTCGAAACGATTGCTAGTAGATAACCTAGCCAAAGCTTCTGCGGCATCGTGCACGTCACTGAACAACGGTGACCAACCGAATGTCCAGCCAAGCCAGGCATCAGAGAGCATGGACGCGTAGCGCCTTTTGCCCTTAATACCCCGTCCTTTCTTGACCTCGGCAGCGAACTTTTTAAATCCGCCTTCGAGAGCCTTGACTGGACGCTTCATCATCTGTACCGTTTCCCTGAACTCCGCGATGAAATTTCCACCACGGAAGGTCTTGCGGACCTTTAGGTACTTAGATAACAGATTAGAGCGGGCTTTATCGTCCGCAAGGAGTGAAAGAGTCTCATCAAGTGGAGCACGAACGTTCCCTCTATAAACGCAGAGGGGCGCTTCTGAGTCCTCCCGCACGTAGCACCCATTAGGATCGCCAGGATTCCCGGAGCCATAAACTCCGATCATACCATGGCCACCCTTTAGAGTGTAACGATACCCATGCAAAGTTGAAGTTGCCGAAGTCCCTCGTCTGAGGTTGTCTCTCCAAGAATTCGGAGAGGCCCCTAAGTAGACCTCATTCGGCAAAACAACCAGTCGCGTCGAGACGTCCTTCACTTCGGGCTTACAGAGCCCTAGGCTGAGAGACGTGGTTCGAGTACGACGTTGTTGCGTGTAAGTCAGACGATCCTCATAACTCTTTGTGAGAGGATACGTAGTTCTCATTGGGTACTCCTGGTGTTTTTTACAGGTTGCTAGCCCATAAGAGCC